CTTGCGGATCAACGTTATCCAGACTACCTATAGTTCCACTTGGCGCAGTAACTTCAAGCAACAAAGTAGATAAATTTTCTGTGTTTTCTTCCTCTTCGATCAAATCATGAGATATAGAATCTTTGTTGCTATCTTCGATTAATGCATTAGAAAGTGAGGTTGTTTTCTTTGAGGAACGAACAATCAGCCCGGAGTTTGCTTCAACAAAACCGTCAGAGGTAAGACCTTTTAAAAAGGTTATTACTTTTTGGGCGGTGTCTGCCTGGTCTTTGCGAAGAAACTTATAGTCTAATCCTTTTGACTGCTCATTCAAAAAGTTCAGAACAGCGGCAACCTGCTGATTCGTTACACTGCCTTTCGCAATGGCCTTATCAATATGATCGATAAGTTTATCTATTATATCCTGTGAATTATCAGTCATTAATTAAATTCTTTACTAAATTCCTGTGTATGAATACGCGGATTATTAAAATCATCCCCTCGTAATGCCTGGGTAAAATGTCTTTCAGAGTCAGCAAACCTTAATGTTATAGGCAAGCTTTGTGGTTGATTCATCGTCTTGGCAACCGCCAGGCTATCAGCTGACGCATTTACTTTTATTTCCCGATCTTCATATCCTAGCAAATAAATATCGTCACTGGAAAGCATATCAAGAAGAAACATAAGTTCTTTACTTGTCTTAAAACCGGTCTGTACATGGATAGTGTCTACAGTTCGCACACGTTCACGAGATTCGATATAATCATTAACCAATTCATCATATTTCCCATACGTATCCTCCTCCCCAACATCCTGATCCAATGTTGGTTTTCCTGTAACATCTATACATTCATAGGCACCGTAAGAATTAAGAAATTCCAAATAATATCTTTCCTTTTCAACTTCCGCCGGAAGAATCACGATAGTAACTGCTATACCTTCATCTGTACTTATAACAAATTGGCTAGCCAGCATATTTTCATTATTAAAAAAGTATCTACGTAACGCATCTAAATTAAGCGCATAACACTCTCCTATGGATAGGCCGGTAATCTCTTTACTTATCCCCTCCGACACTGTGACCATAAAAGTTGTTTTCGGAGCGATAAAAAGCAAAGGACGTAACACTGTTTCCCGGATCATCAATATTCTGGTTTCCGACCTGGTAGACATAAAGAAATTACCAGCTGCATTAAGTAACTTAAAAGTGAAAATATTACTCCCTTCTTGATTTAGATGCCGCATGGCTCTTTTACTAATTCCCCCTATTATTACTTTGTGCTGTAATACTTTCTTTTCCCCTTCTGTATTAGCCACGTTTACAGTATATTCCTTAAGGTTGCCGGCAGTGTCCAAAATAAGATCCGTTTCCTGTCCTGTATATCTGGTTGGAGATAGAATCGCAGATAATATTTCATCAATAAACACATAAAAAATCCCCTCTTCTCCGGATCCTTCAAATATGATTTCTTCCCCATTCCGAATCTCATAGGAAACAGGAGATGAAGAAACGATATCAAGCCGAATCGGGTTACCCGATAAAGCCATAGTCCGCGGTGATATATTTACGTTCAAACTCATACCTTAAATTGTTGCCTTACTATATTCTCATTTATAACCGGAGATAATTTACAACTTTCAGATAAAAATCTATCTCTTTCGACACTGGGCATCACGAGAAAAGAATAAAAATCATTACTTGTTTTAATTTCATTTCCGGGTAACGTTCTAAATTTAGAAAATGCATCGGAAACATTTGTCAATTCCGGCGCAGATAATATTGTTTCTTTTTTCATATTACAAATTTGTTGATATTCCCATATTTGCCAAAGGACAAATAAACTATCTTCTTTCAGCTCGCATTCCCGCTTCATATGTTAAATCATCCTCATAATCAGTACTTATAATTTGCGTATTGGGTGCATTTCCTATTATTATTGAAACTCTATATTTTAATTTAGCCTGATATACATTCAGAATCTCTCTTTGGTTAGTTACATCCTCTTCCGAAGGTGGTAAATATGCTGCAAACTCTTCGTCAGTTGGATTCGTAACTACTTCTTTCACAATATCAGTCATAAGAACATTTCTATCATTTACTCCGTATTTATCTCTAGATTGTGTGATAGCTGTACTAAAAATATTCTCAGCATATGAAATAAGTAACCATTTAGTAGTCTGTGGTTTCATTTCCGTTATCCCTTGTTCCAATTCAAGATCATAAGGTTTTAAAAGTTTAATGGTCCTTAATTTCACCGTAGCCGGTTTATCTATACGATAAGGCATAGTATGCTTAACGCTTTCAATCATTACCTGTTGACCAGATATAGAAAGAGGACGTCCGGTATCGATCTTAGTCAAATTGATACGATCCAAATTGAATTTTCCGCTTAAAATATGATTAGAATGTCTTAGAATAGCGTCCCATTCTTTAAAAAAGCGATTAAATACACCATCTTTCCCACGAAACACCAGCGAATAATTATAAGTATTACCACTTTCATCACAGAAGTAATTCCCTGCCGGATCTCTGCAAAGAGAACTCCCAAAATAATATCCTAAAGAATTACCCTTTTCATCCGTTGCAATCCCCATTGCAAAACAGAAACACAAAGGTGTATCTTCTTTCTGTTCTTCAATTTTTGCCCCTCTCAAAGTTGTATTTAGATTAACTGTACCTGCAAGGTATTGAGGCACAAGAAGGTTGTTAGTGAAAGCCATTGGTAAACATTCATCCGCCCCCGTTACTTCTTCATAGTCTATATTAGCAGTCTTTTTATCCCAGGGGAAAAAGTCGCTCGATACCATCGACACGCTTTTCGTAATTATATTACGCTTATAGAATCGACCGGTAGAAGCTTGATAACAGATATATGTATCATCCGGGATATATCCTGGTACTGTATTTTTAACCTCTGTAACAATACCCTTATATTGATTCAAAAACTCTTCAAAAGAATCACATTCAACGTCTGCACCTTCAAATGAAGTCCCAGCAGATAGTTTCAACTGTTTCGCCGCTCCATAACTAGGAACTAGATCCGACGATTTAAACAACGTCCAATCTGCGAAAGATGATGCCGTAATAGCATCCTTCATAAGTATAACTTTGGCCGTTCTGGTATTACCGTCTACAAAAACTTTAGCACCAGTCCTGCAAAACAAAGCGTCTAAGAAATCATTTATTGAGCAATCCGGCATCATATTTTTATATTCTATCTGTCCTTGAACAATTGCATCCGCCGCGTTATTAAGCACTACCATTTTCTTAAGTTGATAATGAGTGGCAAAGAGATTCTCTATCAATTTGAAATCATAAGCTGAAAAGATCAGTTCCAAAATCTTAGATACCTTTATAAAAGGGGAAATTCCATAACCAGCGGGTACTTTTACATCTACCAATGATCCGGAAAGTACCATCTTTTCAGTACGAGCGTTCTTTTTTAAAGAATAAATGTCATTCGTCTTTTCTATCGGATTAATAAATTCAGGATAAACAACATCATTCAAAGATTCAGCTTTCACCTGTATTGGGAAAACATAATAATCTGCGGACACATTATAGAGCATAACATCGCTTAAATGGTTCATTACAGCGGTTATCCCCCCTTCCGGGCGAAAAACCGGCAAACCCGGTAATTTCTTCAATGAAACATTATTCCAGGCTTCATACATCAAACTTTCATCAAAACCAAAATTTGCCACAATACCGCTTTCCCTACTGGCTGACGTTATATTTTGCTTCCCTGTCCTTCGGTAAATACCATCGGCAATAATAGCCATTACGTCTTTCCCCGGTGCATTGACTACATCTTCCCGGTGTATATAATCAACTAGGTGAAGATTACGTTTAGTCCCTGGCAATGTGGATGCTAATGTTTGGCTACCTTTATCCGTATAAATAGGAGAAGTTATTTCGACTTCCATCTGGAAATCACCAGGGACATCATATATTCCCTTCTGCGTCTTAATAGTTAATGCCATTAGTTATCCCCCCTTGTAAATGGTTTTTCTGACTTATATTTAATTTCCTCTGCATCGTTGATATCGGATAAGAGTACATAATTTCTTGCTGGTTTACCTAAATTCTCCGAAGCTTTTTCAAGTCGTTCAGCCGCTTTTATCAGTTCCGGGCAATTGACTTGATTTGTCGATTGATCTTGAACGTGCCCACCTTCTGAATATCCCGGTAACGGATTTGCTACCGTCCGTTGGCGCCGGATACTTTCTATAACCTTCACCATATTAAAGACCCGCTTATTTTTCATCTCCGGTATTGGCACGACATATTCGCCACGGTGAACCGCACCGGCGACTTCATAACGGCCACCATCGCCAGTGTATCCGCCTTCATCATAACCGGATCCATTAACTACCCGCTCTGCGCTATTACCGGAAGATGAACTGCCAGTATTGCTTAATGTCATACTTTTAACTTTTTGGCGTTCAGCATTAGCAGCAGCAAGTTGAACAGCACCGATAGCACCCATTAGTCCAGCAGCAATAGGTCCGGCAATTGGGCCTAACTGTCCTAGAGCCATCACTATAGCCAGAGCAGTATTAGCAATGATTTCAGAAGCTTTGATTGCAAATTGTATATCCGCATACTTCTTCTCAATATCCAGTTTCTTCTGTGCCTTCTCCTGCTCTAACCGTTCGATTTCCTCTGAATTACCTTCCGCAGCTGCTATCTCCGCATTATATTTAGCTTCAACATTATCTTTCTCTATTTGCTCAAAAGTACTAAAAGCAGAACTAAGTCCAGATGTTACAGCATTAACCAAAGCTCCCATATTCTCAAGAATATCCCCTTTAAATTTCTCCCAAAATTCAGGATCAGAGAAATTTTTGAAAATATCCTTCAACTTGCTTATGGCATTAAAAATATCAGCTACATCTTCTGATAGTTCATTACCTATAATCCCCTTAAGTTCACCTTTGGACTTTTTAACTAAATCAGCCTTAGCCTTATAATACCTTTTTAATAAGACTTCCTTGGCATTTAAATAAGCCTGTTCAACTTCTGTTTCATCCTTACCATTCTCTTTTGCGTAATCTAATGACGTTTCATAGAGTCCTTTAAGCAAAGCCAATTGAGCATCATATTCAGCTTTCAATCTGTCTTCCGGGTTATCTGAGGATTCCTGCAACATATTCCTCATCGTTTGCAGGTTATCATAATAACTTTTTTCAGCTTTTAATCTGGTATCAAATGTCTTTTGCTCTGCATCCGCCACTCTTTTGTCAGCTTCACCAACGGCTTTAACTTTGAGTTCTTCATTGGTGAGTACTAGATCATTAGATTGCTGATAGTATTTTTCTTCAATGCCAAGTAATGTTCCTGCATTGGTAAAAGCCAATGTTGCCGTATAAATGTCAAATTGGGATTGAGTTATCGTCTTATTACTCAACATTAGACGATAGGCATTCATTGAGGAATTATAGCTTCTCTGTTGTTTCTGCAAGTCTTCCTTACGAAGGTCTTCTAACGATTGAATCTGTTTTTTTTCTGCTTCAAAAAGCTCTTTTCTTTCTTTTTCCCTTTGTTTATTATTCGCATTATCTGCATCAGAAGCAGCTTTTACAGTACCCAGTTCTCTAAGTTTTCTAAGTTCTGTATCAATCCGTTCAAGTTCTTGATTTTTCAATCGTATATTTTTTTTTGTATCTTCTTTCCAAGTATCTTGTACTATTTGGCGTTCCTTCTCCAGTTGTTTTATCTTCGAAGTAGCTTCTATTTGCACTTTTAGTTCTTCTTTGGAAGAAGTGGTAGCAACTTTTATTGACTTAATATAAGGTTCATACTTCTGATTAATTTCACTAATGCCTTCTGACAATGCTTTTTGGTCTTTGCGTAGTGAAAAAAAAGCATCCCTAAAAGAAGTCATATCATCATTACTTAACGTAGAATGAAAATATTTTCCGAAATTATCCCAAAAGGTTTGTAGATCTTTAGATGAGTCATTCAAAAAAGCTTTTAGAGACGGCTGTAGCTTTGAAAAAACGTCTTTCCCCATCTGCGAATAAGCTTCTGTCATAAGATAGTCTACAATATCCAATTGCCGAGATATATTATTCCCTACAAAATCCTTCATCGTACTAGCTTTCATTTCCGTAGCAATACGATTTGCCAAAGCAGTATTTGCTTCATTTTGTGCACGGGTAATTTCTTGTAATTTGGCTGTTTCCAAATCATAGTTTCCTATTAAATCACCATACTTGCCATTCAATTCTTTCACCAATCGGGTACGTTCCGATGTTCCTGGATTTGTTTTTTTCAGTTCTTTAAAAATTTCATTTAGAGAAACACGTTCTACTTCAAGCTTCTTATTAAACTCGGATATTGACTTATCAGCCGCAGAGGTCTTATTTCCAAATAAGAATATAGCCGTAGCAGCCGTAGTAATCAAAGTGGTAATAAGTCCTATTGGTGAAGCTTTCAATACAAGATTAAACATTTCTGTAGCAGCCGTAGCAATACTACAACGACCTTTATATAAGTCTAAAGCTATCAGCTTTGCCAACAAAGCCTTGCGGGAAAAAGCCAATTGTATAGCGTGCAGTTTCTCAATCGCTATATTAGCCGCAGTACCGGCTATAGCCTTTGTATTCCAAGCTACAACTAATTTTGTAGTAGCCCAATAAGTGCTCAAAGCAGTTATCACCGGGAACAATATCGCCCGGTATTGAGTAAACTTATCAATACACCAACCAATCCCGTTGATTAGTCCGGTAAAAGCATCAATAACAAGTTTCATAACTCCTCTGGATTCATAGAATTTCAAGATAAGCCCTTCTATCGCACTCTCCATTATCTTAATGCTTCCCTGAACTGTATTCATCTTTTCGTCGCTCATGGCTTTCAGTTCATCACCGACATCTGTTACAGCATCCCGTAAAGGGATAAGTTTATCTGCACCAGTAAGAAATGCATTAAACGCAGCTACACTTCGTTTATCCGTTAGCTCTAGCGTTTTCGCCAAATCAATTCCTTCTTCATCCAGTTCTTTTAATGCAGGTGCCAATTGGTCTAGTGACGTTATCGGACGTCCTAAAGCAACCGCCAATTTTCCCGATGAATCAGCAAGGTTTAACAGAATGTTTCTGGTAGCCGTAGCGGCCGAAGAAGCGTCAAATCCAGCATTTGCCAATGTCCCTAACAGCGACATCGTATCCTCAATCGTAAAGCCAAAAGCTTGTGCAACCGGAGCTACCGTAGATAATGCCGTCTGTAAGTAGCCAAAATCCATAGCACTACGCGTTGTTGCAATTGCCATAGCGGAAACAACACGTTCAGTATCTGTTGTTTCCAATCCAAAAGCCCTGATAGCGGCTCCGGCTAATTTAGCAGCTTCCGGCAGTTCGGCGCCGGTGGCACCGGCAAACCTTAAGACGTATTGAGTGGCTTCCAAAATTTCCTGCTTGTTAAATCCAAGTTTAGCCAGTTCCGTTTGCAGATTGGTCACCTCTGACGCTGTATATTTGGTTGCCGCCCCCAATCGCTTGGCATCTTCTGTCAAATCAGTGATTTTATCCCTAGTAGTTCCTAGAATAGCTGCCAAATTAGCATTAGCAAATTCAAAATCTTTAATCGTATTTTGGAACTGGCGTATAGCTCCAAGAAAGGTTTGCCCGATCATCTGCCCGAATCCGACAAAAATACCTGCAATCGTCGATTTTAGTTTGCTGAAAGAAGTAAAGGTTTGAAAGAGTCCTCCCGCACTTGCCCGGTTCCTATCCATCTGTGCCGTTACTGCTCTCAGTTCTTTTTCCAAAGCGGCATATTTTTCCGGTTCCAAAGATTTAACCGTATTGCTTAACTCACGCGATAGCTCTTTAGCCTTTTTACTCAACTGACTGGCGGACATGGTTGTCTTATCCAGTCTTTTTTCACATTCGGAAATTTTGGTGTTATTCTCACGAATCGTCTTTGAGTTTTCCTGTATCTGTTTATTCAGATTCTTCCATTCCTGCCCACCGGCCTTACCTTGCATAACAAGATCAGCCATTTCCTTACGAAGTCCCTTGTTATCATCCTTTAGTTTCTTGGTTGATTCATGGAGACTATGAATTTCTTTCTGTAAATCATTGGCGTTAAGAGATAACACCCATGTAATATAATCCGGTTGTAACTTTGCCATATCGTCTTAAAATAGTAGTGATAGGCAAAACTACAACCGGATAATAAGGTAGTAAAGGACACGAAATCTATATCCTAGGATGCTTTTTCATATTGATCCAAACTGGTATTCCGATAAAAGGTGTCATGATACAACACATTCCGATAAAAACAAACCATTCTTCGAAGTTCTTAGGCGGATATATGAATACATAGGCAATAAGAACCAATGAATAGATAGCACCAACAATATAGAAAAATCCAGCATCCATAACATTTTTCATTTAAAACAAATATAGTGAAATTATTTCAATTATTTGCTGTCCGGTAATAGATTCATTAAAGATTCCTTCATACTTCGAAGGCTGTATATAAGTTTTAGCATACAGTCTCCATTCATATCGCCAGTATATCCCAACATTTCGGAAGCCTTAAAAAGATAATCAATCGTTGTTTCCAATGTTTGGCAGTCTATTTTCGCTCCATCAGCTTGATAATCTTTCAAAGCATCCAAAACTTTTTGGTCTATTACTACGGAATTAATGTTAAGCGTTTCCATTTGTTCCTCCTTTCTTTGCTTTAATTATACAATAAATGAAAGCGATAACACATGGCGGACAAATAAATGTCAAGCAGAGACATGCAATAGCGGAAACATAGTATGCATCAGAATAAGTTTTGACTTCGCAGTCTGAAAGACTACGGAAATAACGCTCCATAAGCGTATTGGTGTCCGATTGGGTACGGAACGAAGGCACGTAGTTAGTGCCGGTGGATTCTGTTTTCATTTTAATTCTGGTTTTGGCGTTTTAGTAGAAATCAGTCCTACTATCTGGAATACAGAAAACGGCTGTACTCTCCCTAGTTCGCCAAAACCAGTAGTAGAATCCACTCTAAAGAGCAAAAATCCACAAGGGAAAGACAGCCGTCTATATTTTAAAATTTGGGCATAAAAAAAGCCCTAACAATAGTTGAGCATAACAGCTCTTTTAGTGGAGAACAGCCACTTACTGGTTTTGGCACTACAAATATACGGATAATATTTGTAATAGCGACTCTTAGAACATTATTTTTTTATAGCCATTCCGGTAATTACATAACCAATAACAGGCCTGTTTTTAATTAAATCTCCGTCAACGGTTAGATATTCGATATTAAATCTTAGAAGCCCATTCGCACCTTTCTCCCTCGCTGAATCATAAATCAATTGGTAAGCATCTTCAAGCGTAGCTCGTTTAAAACTACCTTTTCTCTGATAGAGAGGCTTATAAGAATCTCGTTCTTCATTGTCTGACTTAATCGCCTTTCCTGAACGAACAATTACAGAAATGCTTCCAAGACTCTCATAGGGAAAACTTACTGTATTTGTTTCAGTAATAAAAAAAATCTTTTCCTTGAAAAAGGAATAATCCAAATAATCAACTTTTTGGATATACGGGGAAGTTTGGCAACTTGAACACATCAGAACAATTACCACTAGCGCAAATAAGATTCTTTTCATGTCGCTTTTATTTTAAAGTTTCAACAAAAGTAAAGAAAAAGTCGAAATAAAAAAAGTCTTACTCAATAAAGAATAAGACTTTTTAGTCAGCCCTAACTACAACTCTTCATAATCTTTAGACTTCTGATATTGTACCAGAAAAAGCATTCGTCAATCTAGCGTAAATCTGATCCCGTACTTGCTTCCCGTATTCATAGCGAATAGCATTTATCGTATTATTATAAAGTATTCCCCAAACCTGCCTGTTATAAATCTGCCAGTTCCCTACTCGCTTCATATCCATGAAGCGCATATACAAAGGAATATTAGAGGTAGAGATGATTCCATTGCCGGATGCTTCTATTTTATATTGTGGGGATTCCAGTGCTTTCAGAAGAAGACTATCACGATCAAGTGTTTCGCCAAAGCCTTTTTTCTGATAGAAACTTCTTCCTTCTTTGGAATATCTAGTACGAGTATAGACACGTTCTCGGGCAATCAGGAGCTGTGCTTCAAATATTGCCCGTATATCCTTCTCTACCTTCTCTCGTATAAACTCCTGTTTTATTAAGTCCTCATTCATTCCGTATCAAATTGGAAACCTACACTCCACCCGGCAAAAACCGAATAGAAACCGGCTTCCGGGATTGTTGACAGACTGGATAAATCCAAATCTCTAAATAAATGACATCCGGCCGCCTTATCCTTTTGAATCCGTTTTTTTATCTTCTCCACTACAGGCTGCGTTTCCTTCTGAACCTGATAAGCCTTTTTCCGTTGGGGATCTGTCTTATCCATTATCAGAATAACGCAAAGATTAGACTCCGAAGAATTGTCTACATCTCTACTTTTCCCTTGTGCGTTGGGAATGATAAAAAACAAGGCTGGAAGTTCCTCCGGCTTAAGCCCCTGTACAAGATTCCCCATGTCCGGCTCAAACGTGGCCGGAATAACTTTCTTTATTTCTGGAATCCGCTCACGAATACCGTTCCAGTAGTCCTCATATTCTTGCAAATCTACCATGACTTAAGAGAAATAAAGGTTTGATTCCCATGTTCGACGACTGACCAGTCCCGGCAATACCCGACCTTTGCTGTGTACCCATTTCATAAACTCCGCACGTATGGAAGGCTCATTGATATTAGCCTTAGCCTTTCTGTATAAGGTGGAAGTATTGAATGCCTGAATCCCGATGTTAAATGAAAGACTTGCCAAAGCATCAAATTTGTTCTGACTGATTGAAGGGAAACGGGCATTTAGATTTCTTTCGACGTCTGCCAAATCCGAAGACAGGAAAGCCAAAGCCTGTTCTTTGGTTATCTGCATTCCTTTATGCACTCCTTTTGTATGCCCGTATCCGATTGTCCAAACACCGGCCGGACACAGATACGCTTTTAGTTCCAGTCCCTCAAAAGTCCCAATAGCTTGTTTCGCTGACTCACTTGTTTTCATAACCTACTGTTTTTTATTGTGTAAAGATTCAAACCTACATTTATACAGATAAAGCAAAACATCCCAAAAAGGAGTTTCATTTATTTGTCTCATATTCCCAAAGACACCGGAAGAAGCCACTTCATAAGCAACCCCCGTCCACCCAGTTTTATCGTCCGCCCGTTTTTCCCCATTGGGTTCCTGAAATAATATAGAGAAATTAATTTCTTCTCCATTGATTGGTATAGGCACGGTATAAATCAACTCCCAAACGGCACAAAAGAAAATATAGGAATGGAAACAGACTAAAGGCGGTAGCTTGTTTCCTTCTGTCCGGGAATCAGTATTCGTATATAGTATTTCGCCAAATTCAGACATCAAGCTATCTACCTGTTTGTTATCATTCTCCCTTTGTGCCACTTCCATCTCCTTTGCCAGATTAAGACACTGCACAAACTGACCGAAGGTGATGTTATTGAGCATATCTTCCGGACCTTTCCAATTCTTGTACGACGGCAAAAGATTCTTGCCCGACTTAATATGGGGGTCATAAATTGCCTTACCCGATTCCTCCGTTATATCAAAAAAGACATCTACCTTATGCAACTGCGCATTTACTTCATTAATGATTGATTCTCTGTATATCGTAAAGTTACACTTCATGCCAAGAAGCAGGGAAATAAGCTTGCATCTCATCTGAAAGGGGGATATCTTACCGGTATTCATCATCAAAACAAGTTCTAAATACCGATAGTACTGAACCGGTGAAAGTTCTTCCAGGCTCTCCGGTATCTCCTTTGTTTTATTATCATATGTAAATTCTTGCATATTAGAATGTTATTCCTTTTGACTGTACGGTTGCTTTAGGTAAATACAGATCCGGTTCGTCCGGTTCCGCCTCAATAGTAGCGATAAAGTCTTGTAACGCTATAAGATCTTTTCCCGCATCGTCCCCCAGACTTTTAGACACTGCTTTCCTAGCTTCGGCTTCGGCCTTAATCTTTTCTTTTACGGTTCCGGCCTGTTGTACCTGAACTACCCCATCTGGAAGAACTTCAACAGGCAAACGTTCAACTGCCTTCTGCATCGTTAGAAGGGCCAAAGGTCTGCATACTGCATCGTTAAAGTCTTCGCTTAGTTCATTCCCTGAAAGTAACTGTTCGTACCGCTTCCGCGTAATTATCGGGACAATATAGCGATCTTGCATTTCCCGGATAATCGGTATAAGAGTTAAAAAAAGACGATGGCTCCCGATTGTATAATAAATATCGAATTTTTCTTTGCTTCTTATTAAGAGCTGATTTATAGCTCTTTTCTTCTCTGACTTCAACCAGAAATCGAAGTTCTCTTTATCTAAATAAGCGATCAAAGCGTCTACCGATTCATAAGCCAGATTAAGGATATTTGTTTCGTCTTTATATTCCTGTATGGCAGTAAGTCCCTTTTCATGTTCACCTAACCGCTTTTGCCGGCCTGTGTTCCCGTGTTGGGCGTCCAGTGTGGGGATAATCTTGATCCATGTAAATAAAGCTACGGACTGCTGCATCAACAAAAGAAGAGTATTATACTTTTCTTCTGTTTTTGAATCTGGCTCCGTAGAGTGATAAAATTCTACCACTTTGTCGTAAACTTCCGGCCCTATGATAGCTGTTAAGCGCCTAACACTTAATGGTATGTAAGGTTTCCACTTAGAGAAATCGGTTGCAGCGTCAATCATTCCTAGCGCTTCGACTAGCTCCGACGTACCATTGTTATTTTTATCAAAGATTGTTTTCATCACTTCTTATTCTGGTTAAATTCATACTTATTCCACCCTTCAAAGTCTCCGTTAAAGCTATTCACTTCATCGAAAAAGTCTTTATAAAAACAGGATAGTCCGGTATCGATCGTTATTGTAGCCTGTTCACACCTGGGATTTGTGTTGATATTTGCAGAACTTTCGATAACAAAATCGAAATGTTCCCCAAAACCGGCCATTACTTTACTATGATTCTTAAATATGCAGATCCGCCCATTATTCCTTTTTGCTACATCCTTTAGATAGGAATAAACACCGGAATAACTTCCCTGGAAAATTTCACCCACATAAAAATCAATTCGTCCGATATATCCTTTTTCAATCCAGTTTTCAATTTCCTTTGCATCAGTAATAGCCATACACCAGGTAGATATTAGGCAATATTCGATCTTCTGCTGTTTGACTATGGCACGTAAATAAGTTAAGCTATCCACATCCCCAAAGCTGATACAGTGATAGGAACATCCCGGTTCAAAATGCCAGGGTAATTCCTTTTCTAGTGCAAGTTCTCTTTTTACACGTTTATCGAAATGCCGCCCTTTCATCCTTTTACATTGTACATGTTTCCCTGGCTGTTCTGCTGCTTCCGTAGTTTCTTCCGACCCTGAATCGACATGCAAAGGTAATTCCGGTTCTTTGGGTGGTATGTCTGACGCAAAAAGTTTACGCATTTTCTTTTACTCTGCTACTTGGTGAAATGTTCTCTTCCGCATTGACAATACTTCGATAAAGCCCTATTTGCGTCTTACTTCCCGGAAAATTCGCACGTATATAGTGCATCAACGGTTTACAAAGTATCATATCCGGTATAGCTGTTTCACTGGCATTATAAACCTTTATAGAATAAAGCTTCTCGGATCCGCTGGATAACTTATTTTCCATGATAAGGTTTGATAAAACTGGATCCAGCCCAAAACCAGAAGTCGCCGCAGCATCCGCCTTATTAGCTATTTTTATCTGGCTCTCGATATAATCTTTTATCTTTTTATCGATAGGCGTGATTGTCCATCCTTCAAAGTTATTGGCTTCCGCGTTCCAAAATTTAGTAGTGTGCATATATTTACCGACATTCTGGCGTCCGGTAACACCTGCCGCATACTTTTCCATTGCTTCATCTTTAAAGTCTTCCAGCATTTTAGCGGAATAAGCAATACCTTTACGCTTGCAAATGTCTTTTATTCGTTCTTCCGCTGCATCCCAATATCCCTGCGGGCTCTCAATGTGCAAGCTTAAGGCCGACGAATTAGCATTATAAGCGGCCAGTAATGGCGCAATCGTACCGGCCAGCTCTAGCCATGGGAAAGCGCCAAGAAAACGAGGTGTGCTTACGAAATCTTTACAGAAAGAATAGATATTGAAATATCCAACTGATACCGGATACTTAAAGGGATCTGCTGGATTAAAAACCGGATATTTAGCCAATTTAGTAGGATCCGGAAACGGCCAATCACCTACATATACATTTTGCGGAAAGTCGTGGTTATCGCCTGGATATTCAAAACGGCATTTTTTATAAGGTATATGTTCCAACTTTAGAAATTTACCAGCTGCACCAATACGCGGCCCCCGGTTTCTAATAAACTTAGTCCAAAACCCCTGCATGTGGATAAGATCAACTAAGGATCGTAACATAAACTCGCGATGATCCCAGCGCTCTAAATCTTCCTGGATCTTATCATCTAGTATCCATTTCCGATAAAACTTATTATTTCCTTCGTCGATGGCATCTTCAAAAAAACGCGGGCCTTCTCCCCATTGTAGGCCCTGTATTTTCCCCATGATACCTTCCCCACCGTAGAAATTATCTAGTAAACGCTGTACGTCTCCTGGTAAGTCGTTATTAGCGCCCATCGGCACGATATCAATTCCATTAACTCTTATTTTCTTAGTCTGCCAACTATCCGGCCTGCTAAAATTAATAGAAGAAGGCGCCCAGCCTTTCCCCATGGCAAAGGAAATTAATTGTCCTTCCCCTGTATCTATAAATCCGAAATTGCCTGTTCTTCTGATTTCCATATTAAACGTAAATTTTGATCCCGTTGAACTCTGTAACAAGTATTTGCCAACAATTTAGCGGTTTGCCTGTTTCTGTATCAGTTAGAAATAATTTATAGCTAGAATTTTCGATCTCTGCATCCGATGTTTTAGGCCGTAACCTAGCATATTTCAACCTAACCGAATCCCCGCCAGATCTCCGCTGACGATCGTATTTTCTAAATGTTATAGAAAAAGTGTCACCATCTGCGGAAATTTGCTTCATCTGCTCGATAGCGGTATATAAGTTTATAGTTTGAATACCCTTCGCCATAACTGTTTTATTTTCGGCCAGTGTGCCCGCAATACATCAAATAAATAATAGGAGAAAACAATAAGGCAGATATATAACAAAGCCTTCCATAAACTAGTCGAAGGCTTAATTTCTTTGCTCGTCTTAATATCTTCTTTCTTATCAGTCTTACGATTTACTGCTGTTGAATCGTTTATTACTGATTTTATATTTTTCTCCGTGTCGATCTCCGTATAAAGTTCTTTTTCTTGATTAGTGGTGGAACCGGTAAAAGAGATTTCTTTGATTGGTGGTAAACCTGTTTCTTTCGTAACTGGCTTTTCCGTATCAAATTTAATAACGACGCGGTTTTCCTCGTCAGTTCTAGTATTACGTTCTGTACTATGTCCCTGCTGCTTATCTTGTTCCTCTCGCGTATCTGTGCGAGCTTTAACGCTGTCTGACAATACCGTTTCATTTGTTTTCCGGTGATCGATCGTTGCGCGGCTACAACTAGCAAGGAAGACTCCCGATAGTACAATATACAAAGCATATTTTTTCATATAATTAATTGATTGGTATTCTTTGTATACATGCCTTCCGCCCGCAAAGATTCGGCTTCATTGCTTTAATTTCCCGTTCGTTCTCACTCACCTTTAGCGCCAGTTCCTTGATATTTTCTTTCAACTCCACCCGATCCGTTTTAAGATCTTCAATTATCTGCTGATATACGTTTTGCACGGATAGCATCGCATCAGCTTCGGCCTGTTTCCTAGTATATTTTAGAGTAAAAAGCCAAGTAATACCACCAGTACAAATAGAACTGATTACTGTAGTAATTAATATTTCATTCATATTGCTCTATTTTTAGGCAAATATGAGCTTTTAAGATGTGTAGGTAAAGGACAAAAGAAAGGGCACACCGTTCCCGATGCACCCTATAAATAAATAGATATATTCTGATTAACTGGCTACTCTTTATGTTTTTCGGAATTTTCCGCAATCGTAGCAATACATAAAGCAAAACCACGTACTAAATACCCTGCAACAAAGATTAAAATGGCTATTGCAATAACCGGTATTCCTAAACTATCAAAATCCATTATCCCGGCAAAAGTCCCTATAATTCCGGCTATTTGTGAGACTATTAAAAATATCTTTGAAGATTTACGCAAAAGATTCACGCCGTTATCTTCTTTTGTGGCAAAATTCGGCTTTAGTGTGTTCATACTGCATATATTATGATTAGCTGGTAAATGTAGAGAAAAAGCCACAAATAAAAAGCTTTATCCGATTAGATAAAGCTTTCTCGTCTTATTATTATTTCACTTTTTACATATTATCCAGGATAAAATCAGCCGATATTCCAAAATTATCGCGTAAACGTTTCACCATGTTTAAATTAAGCGATCGCCTACCGGATAAAAGTTCACTTACACGAGATTCAGAGACACCCAGTTTTTTAGCGGCATCCTTCTGTTTTATATTGCCTATGCTCATACGTTGTTTGATAGCGTCCGTTATTACTGTCGATACCTTACCAGGCAAAGGATGATAAGCGGCCTCCCATTCATAAATCGCATCAGTAAGGCGTACAAATTCTTCTTTGTCTGCTTCTGAAAGCAATTCCATATCACCAAGCTTTGTTCCCTTCTGGATCAAAACTTCCATTTCCTTTTTATATTCCCTGTATTGGGAATCACTACTAATTTTCATAATGCCCTCCTTTTTAATAATTCTTAGCGTCGATCCTATCATATTCTTTGTGGGTACCAATAAAGCGAATAGTCATTCTACCAGCAAAGAAAACAACGATCGCAACTATTCGATAATTATTTCCTCGGATATTGAACACATACCGGTTATTTCCCACATAATCGGCTGAAAGAAAATCATTTTTCAGTTCATTGTGATTTTTCCAGTCTGCGGCCTCTATTTTTTCTACCCATTTTTCGATAGCGTTACTAGCATCCGCATGTTTTTTTATGAACTCTTCCAGCTTTTCAGAATCGATTATTTTCATAACTTCTTTTTGTTTGATACAAAGATACAAAAAATTCCCAAATGTGGAAGTTTTTAAGAGATATCTTTTTTATTTTTAATCATAATATACATGAATAACATTTATGTGAAATCTAAAAAGTGCAGAATTTCCCGTTTTTGAACCTGTTTTTGTCTCAAAAAACAGAAAAACACTGTATTTGAAGGGTAAATTTTGCTCATCCTCACTACAAAGCACTTAAAAACAAGAGAATAAGCATAAACGGGTACGTATTCTTTTTTTTAGTCACACACCGAAGACCGAGCCGCTCAGAAGTCGAAAGGCGATTGCCTCGTTTTTTGAAATGTGAAATATGATTAACTGCGTTAATATTATTAACATTTCGTAACTTTGGTGACAAAAAAGGCCGACCCCGGTATAAGGTCGGCCTATTGGGGCAATTGCCTTCATCACCCTTCCATGTCATCGAATCCCGGCACGTAAGGGCTGGCATTACTAGCCTTGCCTTTGCCCTTAATAGCCCGCCGCCAGAGCTTACGCATCATTAAGTATTTAAAGGCATCAGAGAAGTTTGTAGAAAGCATAGGCAATTTCTTAGGTGCCAGTTTCTCCGACTTCTTAATCTTATAAACTATCTTTTGCTGCCCCTTGTATCGGATCCCGGCTGGTGCCTTCTCAATACTAGACACGGCTTCTTTGCAATTAACTGCATCAATTAAAAGAATTGGTAATGCTCTGTTTTCCCCCTTCATTAGTTCCAACATAAAGTCGTATTCTTCATCTTGCCGGATATTAGCTTGTTTGCGACTCATAAGATTAACGATCCATCCTGTCCGGTTGCCTTCCCCGTCTATCTCGATAGCTTCTTTCAATTTTCGTGCATAGTCTTCTTTCTGCTTTTCAAAATTATTTCCGGCACGATCATAATACAAGTTTAATTCCTTTTCCTCGTGATTCAGGAAAAAGCCTAGGAATTGATCTGCCAATTCTCTAAACCAATTAGGCGGTAACTCAAAAAAATTCTTATGTAATCGGTAATATACACCGTCTTCCTGCCCTATGATTAGGGATAGTTGATTACCAAAATCGACGCCTGCATCTATCGGGTTATCATGGTGTAAAAAGCGCAGATCCCTAGAATTTACTGCCGGTTCCCCATGATACACACCATCTGTATATTTATGCTTTTCAGAAAAAGCCACATAAAAACGGATATCTCGGCGAAGCCCAGGGCGCATACCTACCACCGATTTTTTAAATTCGTGTAATTCAAGTGTTCCGTTAAAAAGTTGCTTTATATACCCAATTGTTAGAATATCAATGTTCGTAAAGCTAGAAGCATTAATAAAATAACTTTCCCCCTTCCGCATCTTAAGTAAGGCAGCTTCATAATAGATTATCTTTTTTTTAATCCGTCTTAGTTTATCAGGAGAAGGAGATTCTTTATTTTCTTCTCGTACTAGCTTAATACGCAGTTCATTTAGTTCCCCTGCCGCTTGGACTATTTTTAGAATACGTTCTGGCTTCATCAGCTTTACATAACGAAAATACCAGTCATATTCCCCCTCCAAAACATCCGGCATGTCCGTAGTAATGGTTACCCCTAAAAAGTAATGACTATGCCCGTAACGAATGGCATCACCACGCAAAATCGGCATAGCTCTATTAACCTTCTTATCTTGATCGTATTTAGCTTCGTCAAAGAATAAATGAACTACTGACTTACCAGCCAACAAAGACGGATGATCTAGGGATCCTAGAAAAATTATAGATCCATTCCAAAATGAAATAGTATTTTTATAATCATCTACTATTATACTGCACCTTTTTCGCCAAGATTCAGGCGGGCGTTTGTTAGAAATGTAGTGTACACCTTCATAAAGCCCCATTAACTCCCAGCCTGTTTTTACCGCTGGCATTATATTATCTGTTAAATTCGTGTAGGTATTAGCTGCAAAAGCAAGCGCCGCACCCGGCATATCATAAACACAATCGGCAGAGCGTCTGGCCTGTATAACAGTACTTTTAGCCATTCCACGACCGGCACTTGTAATTAGATTAGTAGTATCTATCCAGTCCGTCAGTACCTTTATAACATGTGAATATCTTACTTCAACATCATCGGTATTAATCCTCTGTATCGTCTTCTCTGAACTCTTCGGCATCTTCGATCATTCGTTTTTTAAGATTAAATTTCTTTATCTGTGCATCTTCTTTTAGCCTATCCCGTACAATCATTGGTATATCTGGGATTTCATCGATAAACTCTTCCAGCTCTTTTCGATCCGTTTCCGGTACACCCAGATCAGATCGTTTTGTCGTATAAATGACTATCTGTTTTTTATTTAGAAGTTCTTCCGGGATTTCTGTTTCAGTCGAAGCAAAGCGTAACCTTAATTTAGCGGCACGTTCCAGAATACGCGAAGCTTCTTCACCTTTCCCCATCAGGAACATAGAATCTGCCCACTTTTCCAGCTTCTCGGCGTATAGGTTCGCAAATGCTTCCGGCCTTATATTTTCTTGTGCGTAGAAAAAGTTAATAGAATCCGAATAAACTTGCCGGGCCATCCAGTCAGACAAACCGTAAATTTCTGACTTAAGTAACTTAATAATACCGGCTTTTGTTATTACCTTACCGTTATACCTCATTCTAGCCCTTAGCCCTCTAACCATTTCCATAAGCTCGTAATAGGCTCGTTCTTCTGGCGGTAAGGTATCTAAATCACCAGTAGATAAAATCTGTGTAATTTGGTTTATATCTATATTTTCAATATCTAACCGCGTTGGCTTAGTTACATTCATCTTCATCGATTTGCTCTACAATTATTTCAAATGTTCGTCTCCTATTCACCTTCTCCAGTTGTTGAATAGCAATTATATTCCCCCCTTCGGCCTGTTCATGCAGTTTCATTTCCGGGTTAGCCCTAGAAACTAATATTCCCTGCCGGATTATTCCGTTAATTGTTGTACCCTCTATATAAGCATCCTTTACAAAAGAATCAACATCTACGCCTAGATAAATTGCTATCTCTTTAGGGCTGTATCCTAACGCTGCCATTCGCTGTATATCTTCCCTTTGCTCTATATCGAAAAAGAAAGAGTCTACCGGTAAGTTATTCATTATTTAAAATATTAAGACGTTCATAATCAGATTGAATTTCAGCACCTACTTTCTGACTCTGGATCCCGACTTCGGATCGATCGCACGGGTGAGAAAAGCGGGTTTTCATAGTTAACCATGCAGCCCGCTTTTTTTCTAGCCTGTAAAGATGGAAACCTAGTTTTTTTTTCTTGATTCGATTTCCTTATCTAGCATGTCTTTCTTATTGCTCCACTTATCTATCTTTTCCTGGGCTTTGGCTTTCTTTTCATCGCTATCTGCTTTATCCAAGTCTTTTTTGCCCTTAGAGATATTCGATTTGGCATTATTCAGTTGCTTCACTATATCCAAATCTGATAATGCAGATATTTCATTTCTTTCAGCTAATTCCTGCATAATTTTTGCTTTCCCTAATATCTTATGATTTTCCCGGTAATATTCCAGTTCTTCCCACATTTCCCGGTTATCCAGATAGTTTTCTACTGCTGTCTTCGCCCATCTAAACGTTTCCTCACTTGCCACATCATCCGGTGTATTGGCTAACATCTCATGACTTTCCCGGTACAGGTCATAAGCTGAAAACATATCTGATACCAATATTTTAAACTCATTCGGACAATCTTTTTCATTTAAGAAGGGAAATTCTTCCCGGAAACGAATTGTTTTACGTACAGTTTCAGGGACTTCACAATACTTTGATTTTGCTTCCTCTAGTTCCTCTTCCAGTTCGTCTACTTTATCTTGGTTTTCGTCTGCTGATAACACTTTCTCGATAAATTCATCGCTAACAAGTTCATCAACAGTAACACCGAAGCGGTCAGCCAATGCGATAAGTGAATCATCTACATACGTTTTAGGCAAAACAGATTTAACGGTTTCTGGTATCGGTTCCGGCTTCTTGTATGCAGTTCTGCGCATTGAAGAAAAATCCATTTCAGATAATCCGGCCAGCTTACGTAATTCTTCGAAAAGCGCTCCTTTAGTCATTTCACATTCTCCAATCTGCCGAAATTTAGCTTTCAACATGCGATTTACTCCGAATATTTCATAAAGCGCCACGCCTTCCGCGAAGTTTCTAGGCCCTTGTAAATAGGAAATAATTTGTTCTTTCATTTGATTAATTTATTAAGTGAGACACAAAGATTAAAAAAGGCAATTGCCAGGCAAAGGACTAAAAAAAAGGGATACCCGAACGGATATCCCTGCATGTATCATTGAAGTTTACTTACCTTCCGGAAGTAATTTCATCAAATTTCCCTTCATCTGCCGAAGGCTGTATATGAGTTTTAGCATACCGTTCCCATCCATATCACCGGCATATCCATTCATTTCAGAAACACTAAAAAGATAATCAATCGTTGTTTCCAGTGTTTGACAATCTATTTTAGCTCCATCAGCTTGATAATCTTTCAGAGTATCCAAAACCTGTTGGTCTATTATTACGGTATTAATATTAAGCGTTTCCATTCTGCCCTCCTTTCTGTATGACATTTACAGCAATAATGCTTCCACTCAGGTGTCTCAATTTCTTAGACGGCTTACCATTCTTTCTCAAAGGATAATAAAGACCGGTAACATCTTTTTCCTTTTCATGGATTGAGACCAAGTCAATAACACCTTTTTCGATAAAGACTTCACCGGTAATACAATCTTTACAGGTGATTTCAGCAAGATCGCCTTCATGAAATGGCAGACTGTCTACAAGTTCCTCATGAATGAAATGCTTCATCATACGAATATCTCTTATTTCTTCTTCATGCTTTCGCATGGCATCAATCAAGGTAGATTGGTAGCTTGTAAATTCAAATGATTTCATCGCTTATTTCCTCCTTTCCTGGCTTTATAGACACAATAACCGACAGCGATAATACAGGGCGGAAATATAAACGTAAGGCAGAAGCAGGCAATAGCCGAGGCATAGTAGGCATCCGAGGGTGATTTGACTTCGCAGTCTGAAAGACTACGGAAATAACGCTCCATGAGCGTATTAGTGTCCGATTTAGTACGGAACGAAGGCACGTAGTTGGTGCCGGTGAGTTGTTTTTTCATATCTATTATTGTTTTAGCGTTTTGGTAGAATACAGTTCTACCGGCTGAAGCACAAGAGCGGCTGCACTTTCCCGAGTTCGCTAAAACAATAATAGATAATCCCACTCCGAAGAGCAAAAATCTACTAGGGAAAGGCAGCCGCCTATATTTTCAAAATTGGGCATAAAAAAAGCCCAAACAAATGTTGAGCATTGACCGCGCTCTACGGAATAAGATTCATCTTATTATTGTTTTAGCACTACAAATATACGAATAAGATTTATAATGGCAAAAAAATAATCATTCGATTTTCACCAATCATCATTATTCAATAGGTTCAGGTCCTCCAAATAATGACATGTCGCATCTTTATTCACAATAAATTGTCCTCTTTTATCCAATAGTAAATACTGAATGGAATTAACCTGTATTATAGGAGTCTTTCTTAAAACGTCTATATCAATAAAATACTGTTTTGGTCTTTCGCTATTTATGGAAATAATCCTATCTTTGTGCTTGGCATATGAACTACTGCTGAGAAGATATTCACCACCTTCCATAGTAGCAACAATCTTATGCCCTTCATCGCATTCTATAATCATATAAATACCACCTTCATCATGAGACCACCCAAGGACAAGCCCTCCGTTAGTACCATCAACGATCAATCCATTTTCAAAAAGATAATCAAAATGTTCTTTAGAAATAATATCTTTTGTCATAGTAAAAAGAAATACCCACTACGTATTGATGTAGATCCAACAAAGATACGCTCAATGATAGATGGCGGCTTCATTAGTAAAGACAATATATAATGGCGAATCCCTTATAAAAGTGCGCCCACTGGAATTACTCACCAGAATCCGACTTTACGGATTACACTCTTATAAAGGATTCATATTTTGTAATTGATTGGGCACTACAAAAGTAAACAAAATTTTTCAATCAAAAAAGTCTTACTCAATAAAGAATAAGACTTTTAGTTCTACCTATAAAAATCAAGGCATATTAAGCCTCGTACCTTGATTGCTCAATAAATAACATTTCACCACCACCGCCATCGAAAGTCTTGAATGTTATCTGACTGCCTGGTGATGCTACAAATGTCTTCCCGTTTTGCAATAAGAAATCGGACGAAGCACCTGCTTCAATAGTCGGTGCAACACCGGATACGACACCCAACAAAGTTAATAAATCACCATGCTTAGCACCTGTGACAGAAGCAAGCTTAGCGGCACCAGCCGTTAGCTGATACTGCCCTGTTCCTTTGAAAGCAATTTCAGTTGCAGCCGCTTCCACTACTGCCAACGGTTCTTCATGCGGGATTGTCCCTTCGTAAATACCAATATCATCACCCTTGCTAATTTGAGTGAAAGTAAATTCAGATGAATTGGCATCCTTATTACCGGTATAGTTTACAGCCATTTCAATAGGGTTGCAAGGAGAGCCGATAATATCCGCCGGTTCACCGTTGCAGTATTGTAATATACCAATGCAATGGCGACCTAACCAGTTCGTCTTAAATTCGCGCACCTCTCTCTTATTCCCCGGATGCTTACCTTTGATAGAAGGTGTAAAACCTTTCGCATCAGTTTCTCCTTCACCGTTGGATGCAAGCTCAACAGTTCCGGGCGTCATATACAAATCAACAGAATACGCCGATGGTTTTACTACGATATCACCCACAAGTACGACGCCGGCACCATCACGCGCTGGAAAAGAAGTGAGATCATCGACATCAATCAACGTAAGAACGTCTTTAGGAGTTATTCCCTTACCCGGATTTCCTGCCGGTCTGGGAACAGATGTTTTAACGTAAGTAATCATATAGTCCTTTTTTTGAGATTAATAAAAAGTAGGGGGAAATTATCCCCCCCTGCCAACAGTTACTAGCCGCGTGCAACTTCGTAGAATTTGCCGTCATCAGCCTTAACCAGCTTAATAAACTTACCGGTACTCAATGTTATGACTTTTGTCAACACAAAATTTCCACTAGCAGCGATGGTACTGGCATTTTCATTTCCATTTCCGTAAACTGTATAAGTTTTGCCAATAATAGCATCAGCGAAATTGGTTATTGCTGTTGCTTTTGTATTTGCACCCGTAACAAAAACAGATCCTCCCTGCAAAGAAGGCGTTGTTTCATCATCGGTAAACTGTAAAGCATCAGTGGCACCGGTTTCACGCCCAATTTCAATAAACTTCCCGTCTTCACGTTTCATCAAACGGATCAAATCACCTTGCTTGGGATTCCATGCTTCGGATATCAGAGCGAAATTGCCTGATTTCTCAATCTTCACCCCTTTGTTTTCACTGCCACACTTCAAAGTGATGATTTTACCGACCTCTGCATCTTCAATATCAGTAACAGCCAACAGATTAGTATTGGCAACCGTAACAATTGAAGTATGATACTTTGCGGAAGGTTGGATGTCTTTATCGGACTCTACGAAATAAGACGCCGGACGATCGTACTCGTTACAGAAGATCATCTGGCGCGTATAATCCATATCTTCTTTCTTTGTGTACTTGAATCCTACCGCATACGCCCAGATAGATTCTTTCCAATTGCTCCACACCTTCAAAGTCCAGTCCTGTTGCTCAATATTAAACTTCGTCATTTCACCGGGCACATGTTCAAACGTATGAATATTACCGGTCATGGTCCAGATAATGCGATGATGATTATCGGCATTAGGTACAGGAATCAGTTTAACGGAAGGATATTCCTTCACATACATCATACCTGCCTTATAATCCTGATTAGTACCATAATGCAACTCATTGTACTTGTGATACCAAACAATCATATGAGATGGAATATAGAGAGACAAAGAGCCGGAATCACGTAAAACAGCCGGAATCATAGATGTTCCTTGAAACAATTTTTCCCCTATGTTTTCCGGTGTCAAGGTTCCGAGTTCAAACGGTTTCACCTGATAGACTAGTTTTCCGTTATTGATGTCAACATGTCCGTTCACTTTCTTGTTAATGAACTCATAGATTCCATCAGCGGCTCCCATAGCACGTCCCGGTTTATTCAGGTCCGGTTCTTTGCGTACACCGTTCACGCGACGTTGTTCGCGCTCATTGTGCAGCTTCTTTGCCGTTTCAGCCAGGATATATTCAATGAAAGACCACTTAATAACCTGCGAGCCTTCTTTATTGTAGCTTCCGATCCAAGATTTCTCCAGAGCCTTCAGGTCCTTGAATTTGTGAGCGAACATGACGCTGAACATACGCAGCGTTTCGTTGTCAAATTCATAATTGCCCTTAGTGACATTATCAAAATTACTTTCGGTATTGTCAGCCTGTGAAAATTCTCCAAGCCAGATATTGGTCAGAACAGCAAGATCCTGATATCCGCTTTCAAGCGGGAAAATGCTCTCAATTGATGGTAAAAGCATCAAGAAAGACTGCAAGCGTTCCTGCCATGGGATGCGGTAGAAGGCGCCTAAATCTTCTTTCAGTCTGGAATAGTCAATAGAACTTGCAGTAGGAACCTGAGTTGCAATACCTTTACGATAAAGCATTTCTGCACGTAAACGTTGGTTATATGCTCTATCAAGTCCGAACATTTCACCAGAAAGACCACCTAATTGTTTCTCATCGTCCCAGTTCAAAACGATGTTTTTTGCATCCGGGTCAAGGCGTGCATGTTGCGCACCGGCTCCTTTATCTTGTTCGGCCATATCAGAAAGCGTCTTAATTTGATTCTGCAATCCGGTAATTTCTGTTTTTTTAGCTGCTACTTCCGTAGAAAGTTCCCCCTTCTCTTTTTTGAGAGTTACAATCTCTTCCTGGGCAGTGGCCAATTTTGCCGTAATATCAGCCAGCAAACCTTGTATTACTGCATTTGAAGCACTCCCTTCGGGGATACCTGTTTCTTTTCCCGTATTCCCTTCCGGATTGTCATCCGGGAAGTCATTACTTAACGCTTCACAAAAACCAGTGAGAAAAGTTTCATTAAAGCCCATGTTTTTAAGCTTTTCTTTCTCTTCTGCCAGTAAAGCGTTTTTTTTGTCCGCGTCCTTATTCCAGTCCTTAATCCCCAGAATAGCCATTACAGCCGGAACGAATTGTGAAAAACGATTTTTCATAAAACAAATTGATTAAAAAGTGAATATTAAATTATCTCATTAGCCCTTTTTAGTGTCGCTTGTGATAGTACCCATACGATAGCATCTTCCAACGTACCATAAGCATCTACATAACCATTTGCCAGGGCTACATCAGCAAAATAGGTTTGCCCACGAAAAAGAGGATCGTTTCGATCGTATTTTATGCCCAGATTCCTGGCAACTGCCTGTGCAAAAAGATTGTGATAAAAAGAAAGCTTCTCTTTAATAAGGCTATCATCCTGTTTCTCTTCCATATCACGAATCATTTTATTTTTCAGATCCGCACTATCAGGATAAATATCCTTAAGCTCAACGCCTAGCTCTTCATAATACTTTTTAAAGCTTTGATAAGTGTAGATAATCCCGCAGGATCCTATTTCGTCCATTGGGGAAGAAACGAATTTCCGCCCACATGCAGACACAAACCAAAAATGCGCGGAAGCACATACACCGGTAATATATGCTGCAATTGGTTTAGAAGATTCCCGGATCATTCTTTCCAAAAGATCTACACGGGTAATCATTCCGCCAGGGCCGTTTACAAATAAGACAATACCGGCTATCTTTGGATTTGCTAGGGCTTTTGCAATAAATTGTTCCAAACGGTAAGTTTCCCAAGAATATAAAACGCCATCACAGGTAAGTATAACGACTGAATTTTCCGGTAACGAAGCGTCTTCCAGTTCCCATCGATCCGCCACATAAGGCATAGCGGCATAAGCCGTAACCTTATTTTGCGAAAGATGCTGTTCAATAGCTGCTAAGTTACCGTTATTTATAGAAGGCAAGATAAGTGATAAAAGGTGGTGATAATCCTTTGCCTCGATCGCCCATTTCTCATTAAAAATCTGCTGAATTTTATCCACGGTTTCTTTTTTCTGCAAAAGAAACCGTTTAAAAGCGGGCTAGAAAGGACTGTAAAAGGCTTCTGAATGTGACATTATCCCGGTTAGTTTACATTGATATTGCCCGGATACCTTTGCATAAGTAAATGTCAGTGGCGTTTGCTGGGTCCCGGAAACAACATCGTTTCCGGCTTCATCAGTGTAAATAGCGATTAACTCTTGTTTGCTCAATGCAGCCAACAAATGCTCATTGGCTATATCAATCAAGGCAACGTTAAACGTATGCCCCACATTATATACAAGGCCTCCTTCTGCTTCCTCCGATTGGACGTCGGGCATAAATGTCCCTGGCACGATTGGGATTTCATAATCCCCGTTTTGGAAGGAAACAAAAGCACGTGACGTAATTAGAGCAAAACGATAAATTTTGTCTACCGGTATCAGCCGAAGTGAATTAGCTGCCGAATAGGGTGTTTTCTTTGTTCTCATACTATATAACTATTTGATTTTCAATTACTCCGCATTTTTCCGGCAAAATTCCGGCATTTTTCCGTTAAAAAAAGGACAATACGATACACTTGGTAGGTGAAAAAAACTTCTACTTTTTGTTGTAGGGACGTTTTTTTGTTGAACGTCTTATATCATCCCTCCAACGTTGATAATCTTTCAAAAGAGCATCTTCTGTAATTGATTCAATACAATACTTTTTCATGAAGTAATGTACCGACTGAATCATATCAATACCGAATTTGTGTTTATTTTCATCAATCAAATCATGAATTTCTGCCCGCATCATTAATTTTATCTTCTTATTAATAATCCGTTGGCTTCGTTCGCCTAAATAATTAAACCTTTCCGGAGACTTGCCACCTATTTTATCCCCATCTCTACGGTCCGGCAAAATAATTTCTAAGTTTCCTTGATCCCTGGAACAATTTATTGGGCGTTTTTCCAGCAAATCATAAATAAGATGATAAATATCCAAGTTATCGGCAAATCTCACCGGTGCCCCATCCGGATCTGCGGTAAATTTAGACCAGCAATATTCTGCTAAATGTGCTTCGATTGTTATTTTCGTTGTTACCATTGCGATAAATTTACCGCTAAATTACAAATAATATATTAATTTAAAAACTATATAAGCAAATAAAGTGCGTTTCTTGACTATCGGACACTAATAATATAACATTTTTACAAAATGTAAAATGAAATACTTTTTGTGTTTCCATCTTTTGTTCTTCAATCTCTGATGTTTTTGAATTTGCTCCGAAAATTCTGCAACTTTGCAACCTGTTTCTTTACCATCATATCTACTTAAATATCAAGCAATTACACAAGATACAAAACATAAATACAAAAATAAAAGCGATAATACAGTTTGCAACCATACTACTTTTATCAGTTAAAAAACGGGACGGTACAAATTATTATATTTTGTAACTTAGTTTGTAGCTGAATTTGTAACTGAATTTGCAACCATCTATTTAATTCATTATTAGCTTTTTATATTCTTTTTCAAATACAGGATACAGAGTTACAAAATTTTAGTAGCAAAAACACAAGGGGAAAGGGGAAAGCGAAAATAAAAGAAGACGGAATAAAACAATTAAAAATAAAAAGGTCGGACATTTTAATATCCGACCTTTTTTATTCTCTACCTTTCGTTGCAATATCGACCTAACATACCTGCGCATATCTAACTACTCCGTAACTTCTTGTAATATTCTTGTTTCCATTTTTTTTCTATCGATAAGAGACGTTTACGCCTTATCTTTGTATACTCATCGTTTAGCTCGTACTCAAAATTTCCGCAGTTGATAAACAAACATGCCACTTTGATAAACCACTCTAATTTTTGTTCATCCTCACATTTATCAGCAAAATTAAAAATAGTACCTTCTTCCATCGATTCGAGAAATCTATAGACTGGTGCAGCAAACTCGTAAAAACCTGGTATCAGCATCAGCTCCCTAAATTCCTGTCTACTCCTCAGTCTATATTTAGAAAGGTCCATCATTATTCTCTTCCGTTTTAGTATCAGTAAATCCGGTTATGCTTATCTGCGATTGGATGTTTAATTGTTCTTCCCCAATCGTTCTCTTTATATCATTAATACCTTTGGCTCCTACTGTCTGAAGATAGATCATCTCGCAAGTTTTGTCGTTAATCTTACGAATTATACGTCCACCGGTATTTCTCAATTCCTCCGGATTAAGACACTTCACATAGGATGAAAGATTTGCGAAACCTTTCAAAGCTTTTGTAAAACGTTGCATGGTACATTTACGCATACCTGAGAAATTAATAAAGTCCTGAAAAGCAGTCTGCCTGTCTACCAAGACGTTGACCTTATCCCCTTCCTCTGCAAAGTATCCTTTAGCCCAATCCTCAAAACCGGCTCCCATATCAGCTTTATATTTTCGACGCATGATGTTATCCATTGGGGGCAGTATCTTAACAGAATCATCAATTAATGAAAGATAGAACTTACAACATTGCAACATGAAGTTAATATCCTGGTTCCATTCTTCCTCGTTATAGTCTGTGAGAAGGTTTTTCCCGAAGTCATCCCGGATGGATCTTGTTTCCAGATAGTCGTTATCCGGCGTCCGTTGGTGGTAATAGTCCGAAAACACCATATAAAGCAAACGTCCCTCTGTCGATGGGTCAAAGTCAACCGGTACAAAGTTTGTTGTAAAACCTATTTTCGGGCTATCCTTATAAGGTATATTAAATGATTGGTTGTTCTTTGGATTGACAGTCATGTCTGACGAAATAACATCGTAGAACAAACCGGTAGAAGTGTATCGGTCGCAATCATCAATTAATAAAAAGTCGGTGTGCTGGGTGATCTGGTCGAACACGTGCGGATTATCCATTAACTTAGGATTACGACCGGATAACTTTACCGTTTTCATAAAGTGATCGAAAGTCTTAAAAAGAAAAGACTTTCCAGAGCGTCCGTTACTGTCCCCGTCTTCTCCTAGTTTGTTATCCATCGCGTAGGGCGACCAGGCGCGAGAAGGTGATTTATACCGGTGAAGAATATAACCGATCGCAAAAATCTTATTTATCAAATTCTGTTTTTGTTCCGCTATTTCTGCCGGCTCCAGGTTAGGCCCTGCAATATCAAAAATATGTTCTAGGCGATACCTATCCGCTTCCTCATTATCCAAGTGTTCCAAGGAATATTCAAGTTCTTTCCGCCAGTGTGTTCTACTCGTATTAATTAAGTATCGAAAAATATTACTAGCATGTTCGTGTATATCGATATCCCAAGCGTCTGTCCCGTCTGAAAGCTTATCCCGTTTTATCGTAAACATATCTGGCAATACTTTAACTTTGTGCGGTATTACATTTTCTTCCCAAACATAGCGATCTGTAATACCCATGTTCGCCAATTGGGTTTCTATCTTATCCCCTGTAACTTCCCATACTGCATTAGGGAAGAAAAAATACTGGCTCTTCCTGGTATAACTTGTAAAGTCCAGCGTTATTTCGTCCAGATTCTCCAATGCCCCATCGCTCATACGTGGTGAATTTAGGATTAAATTACGAATATTCCGATCCAGGTAACGCTCCCTTGCAAATTGGCGAAGGAAAGTTCTTATATCCTTTCCCTTTATAGACGAAACGATCCGTCCTACTACGCGTACATATTGAGTATTAGCCGAATTTTCATCCCTTAAGGAATGAAATCCGTTTAGCTTCAAAAAATAATGTAGGCAGTCCGCATCTATTTCGTACTGTTTTCTCCCGGTTTTCTCATTTTGCGTTATCTCCCAAAATCGGGCTGGCATAGCCATTTTAAGAAGATTCCTAAAATCTTCATTCCTTTGTCTTAACTCCATGAAGTCCCGGAAATCTTTTCGTGGTTTTCCGCGCCAATCTTTATAGGTAGTCAGCCAAGAAGGTAGCCAGACTGTTAAGATATCCATGTACTTAAGTGCTAATTCCGTGGCCTTCCTTATACCGGTCGAATCGATATCCGGTATATTATATAGTTTCTCAACATACTTATATATTTCCTTAATCTCTTCCGGGCTTACTTTGTAGGTTTCAGAATTAAACCACAAAGGAGAATAGCCAAGCGAAGCAACACAAAGTGAATCACGTTCACCTGAACAAATGAAAGCTTCTTCCAGCTTTTTTTCTTTATAAGGTTTATCCTCATTTTTGGGATCCTGTTTAAATAAAGCTTCTTCTTTCGCATTATATTCCCGGTACAATTTCTTTAGTTCTTCCAGACCGTTAATAAATTCTTTGGGCTTCACCCCATCAGGGGTATAACTAAAACGCCATTGTTTATCCGGGTTCAACGGTTCATATATCTTGTAGAACTTAACAACCTTTTCAGGATCATTACTAGACTGTACAATACATTCACGCATAAATATAGGATAGGTAGGCGTTGTGTATTTAGTGGTAACTTCCCTATTCTTAACATAAGAAATCGATTTTGCCACGTACCAATTTAACCGATCAATATGTTCCTGCTTTACGCGCGGGCCCATGATCTTAAGTTGATCTGCCGTGAATGTTTTTTCAAGTTCAAAAAATCGGGATTCTTCCTTTTCGTCAGCTTTAGCCGGTCGCTTTCTGATATCCGGCTTATTGACTGACTTATTTAGTTCGTTAGTCACATTATAACGACTTGCCAGCTTAAAAATCGCTTCTGAAAAAGAGATACCTTCTTCATACATGCAAATATCAACCGGAGACATTGCTGTAGACTGATCCCCGAAGTCCGTTACCTTATAGACTTCATAGTCGTTATTTACTTTGAATTTCTTGATACATGCCGAAGCGTCGTCTTCTTCTGGACGGCGTTTAAATTTCTTCTTGTTATCGACGCATCCTTCGGCCTGAGGATAATAATCTAAGACTATATCTAGTCCATCATGCGTTTTGCTATAAATGTCACTAACTTTAATCATAACTTCTAAAGTTACACGGTTACAAACTTTTTTCTATTTCTAGGGAGTGGTGAGGGTACACCAGGCTAGAGCATTTTATATTGAAGGCGAAAGGAAAACGTCTTAATTCTCTTTTCCTGTAATGAGGACCGAGCATTTTTATCCGCCAAGATACATACGCGTTCCTTGTCGTTGATAACATACCCCTTCTTTCTCATTTGGTACTTAAGGTTCCTTAACCGACGGTCTTCCTTGGTCGATTCCCGTTCTTTCCTTTCGAGATGAATATTTGTTTCCATATCTTCTACTCCTTTCTATTTTTGTTTTGAATTATTTCTTAATAACGATAGCCATGGTACTTATGGCCGTTCCACTATTTTTAAATTCCCCTGCTCCGATTTCAAACACCTGTCCGTGTATTTCTTCCAACCAATTCCGAAAATCAATACACTTTTTTTCTGAAGCAAACTTCCAGTGCGGACTGGTAATAGCTGCAAGTGTACCCCCTTCCTCAAGTCTTTTGTACATCATCCAGACGTGATCTATGTCTTGATTTCCGGAAAATGGTGGATTGGCGATAATCTTACTATAGCTTCCAGTGTTATCTTTTGTGAAATCCTCACCAAGCAATATAACATTAGGCATAGAACAGAGAAACTCCCGATTCTCCGGCATCAGTTCATAGCACTCAACCATAACGGAAGGACACGCCCGGTGAACAGCCCTTATAAGCGAACCACGGCCGGCACTCGGTTCCAAAACTGTATCAGCATCATGTATTCCTCCAACAAGCATAACCAACCAGTCTGCAATATCAGCAGGCGTTTCAAAGAATTGAAAATCTTTTTGCAAATCGCATCGCTTACCTTCTTTAAGGATAGAAAATACCCGTTCGGGATTGAAAGGAAATGTGAACCCTTGAATCTTACCACCTTGCCAGGAACCACCAGCCTCTTCTATCCACTTTTTCGCCTCTGCATAGGACTTCTTATTGAACTGCACAGCCGGAAGTTTAAGAATACTATTCTCCAACGTACAGTGTTTCAGAATTTCTTCCACACTCCATTTCTTTCCCTCATCCCCTGGCTTCTTTCTATCTGAGGTATCCTCAGCATCAGGAGCCAGCAGTGAAGATATTTTTGATACCACTTTATGACTTGCATCCATGAAGGCATTTACGCATGTCAAAGCCTCCATCAAGAAGTATGTATCCACATGACCAGTATCATCCATGACCGTCAATCCATCTGTCATCTCTGCCAGTTGGTTCAGTTGATCCACGCTACCATGTAACGTTTCGATTAAAATCTCGTTTTTGTTCGTCATAACTCTTTTGTAAATAAATTCTTGTTGTGTCTACACTGCCATGTCCCAACAGGTCAGCAAGCTGAATCACATCTTTATTCTTTTTAAGAAACATCTTGGCGAAAAAATGCCGGAAAGCATGTGGATGCATCTTTTTACGGTCAATGCCGCAATGATCCC